GACCCTTGAACAGGAAGTCCAGGAAGAAAAACTGAAGTTTGAACAGGCAAGACAGAAGATCATCAATCAGATCCATGAACTGAATGATGACAGATACATCAATGTTCTGTTCAAAAGATATGTTGAATACAAGTCCTATGAACTGATTGCCGTTGAACTTTCATATTCATTTGATTATGTGAAGGAACTTCACAGGGATTCACTTGATGCTTTCAAAATAAAACATCCCACCCTTTCCCACCTTTAAGTGTGATAATATTATAGCGTGAAAATGTGAATCACCCAGGATCTTGTCTTGGGTGATTTTAATTTTGTTCGGAAAGGCGGTGAAGATGCAATGACCAATAAGCAAAAGCGGTTTGCAGATGAATACTTGATTGACTGCAATGCAACACAGGCTGCAATCAGGGCAGGTTATTCTGAAAAGACTGCAAGGCAGATTGGACAGGAAAACTTGTCAAAACCTGACATAAAAAAATACATTGATGAACAGCTTGAAAAGATGCAGTCAGACAGTGTTGCAAGTGCTGAAGAAGTCATGCAGTATCTGACCAGTGTTGTCAGGGGTCAGTCAACATCTTCAGTCCTTTCGCTTTGTGGGGATGGTTGTCAGGAAGTCATTGAAAAAGCACCTGATGAAAAGGAAAGGCTGAAAGCTGCTGAACTGCTTGGAAAGCGTTATGGACTGTTCACTGACAAGGTAAACCTTGAAGGTGCTGTTCCGGTGATCATCAGCGGTGAAGATCAGCTTGAAGACTAATGGCAAGAAAGAAGAAATACCATCCAAACCACAAAGGGGAACACAGATGCAAATATCAATATAGGTGTATAGATGGAAACTGGACATTCTTTCCGGTTGCAATCTGTCATTTTTATCATGGTGTGTTGACCAAAGGACTGATGAAGACCCACCAGTGCAGACAGAAGCACTGCAAAAGACTTCAGGAAGGGGTGACCTTTGAATGAAGAACAAAGAAATTCAAAGAATATTCCTTCCGGATTGTGTTGGTAAAGGGTACAAGCTGTTTTGGAACTTCAAAGGCAGATACAGAGTTGTCAAAGGATCAAGAGCATCCAAGAAGTCCAAAACCACAGCACTTTGGTTCATCTATAACATGATGAAATATCCTGGTGCAAACACACTGGTCATCAGAAAAACTTTCAGGACATTGAAGGATTCCTGCTTCACTGAACTGAAATGGGCAATTCACAGACTTGGTGTTGATGCATCTTGGGAAATAAAAGAATCACCACTTGAAATGACCTATATTCCCACAGGTCAGAAGATATATTTCAGGGGTCTTGATGATCCTTTGAAGATCACATCCATCACAGTTGATGTTGGATCACTTTGTTGGATGTGGATTGAAGAAGCGTATGAAGTCATGAAGGAAGCTGACTTTGATATGCTTGATGAATCAATCAGGGGTTCTGTTGAAGATGGTCTGTTCAAACAGATCACATTGACCTTTAACCCTTGGAATGAACATCACTGGATGAAGCACCGGTTCTTTGATGACCTGGTTGGAACTGATGCTGAAGGAAAGTCGATTTACAAACCAAGGCAGAATCCTGTCAGTGCTGATGGTGAAATCCTTGCACTGACAACCAACTATTTGTGCAATGAATGGTTGGATGATGCTGATCTTCGTGTCTTTGAAAGAATGAAGGTCAACAATCCAAGAAGATACCAGGTTGCAGGTCTTGGAAATTGGGGAATTGTTGAAGGTCTTATCTTTGAGAATTGGGAAGAAAAGGCATTTAACCTTGAAGACATCAGGAAGATACCTGGTATCAGATCAGTCTTTGGTCTTGACTTTGGTTATACCAATGACCCTTCTGCACTGTTTTGTGGAATGGTTGATCTGAAGAACATGACTATTTATGTGTTTGATGAAATGTATCAGACAGGTCTTGTGAACAGTGCAATCTTCCGGAACATTCAGCAGATGGGTTTTGCAAAAGAAAAGATCACTGCTGATTGTGCTGAACCAAAATCCATTGCAGAACTGCTTGAACTTGGACTTGCACACATCAAAGCTGCAAGGAAAGGCAAGGACAGTGTGAACAATGGCATCCAGTACATTCAGAACTTCAAACTGATCATTCATCCAAGATGTGTGAACTTCTTGACAGAAATCAGCAACTACACTTGGGATGTGGACAAGTTTGGAAAGAAACTGAACATTCCAATTGATGACTTCAATCACCTGATGGATGCAATGCGTTATGCAATGGAAGATCTGATCAAGGGTGAAACATTCAGTTTTAAGTAAGAAAGGCGGTGACACAAGTTGAAACCGGAAGATATGAGTGACAAGGAAATACAGAAGATGATGGAAATGCAGAAGGTCAAGACAGTGGATGTTCTTGGTGTTCCCTATGCAATCATCAAAGGTGACAGATCCAAAGATCCTTCCTTGGACAAAGCAGATGGTTATTGTGATCACACAATAAAGACTTGTGTCATTGATGAATTCTTGAAAACAGACAATTCTGTTGCTGACCTGGATGAATACAAGAAGCAGGTCACAAGACATGAATTGATCCATGCATTCCTGTTTGAATCAGGACTTGGTTGTGAATCGTGGGGATGCAATGAAGAAATAGTTGACTGGATAGCATTTCAGTTTCCAAAGATGCTTCGTGCATTTGAAGAAGCTGATGCATTATAAAATCTTGGAAGGAAAGGAAGGTGAAAAATGTGTTTGATTTTCTTTTAAGTGAAGCAGCAAGAATTGCACAGGCTGTCACTATTGGAAAAGACAGGATCAGTGATGAACAGTATATCATCAATGAAATCAACACTTTCAAGGTTTCACAGAGAAGAAAAGACATGCTTGATGGTGAAAAATACTATGCAGGCAAACATGACATCCTTTCAAGGGTCAGAACTGTTATTGGTGAAGATGGTGAACTGACAGAAGTCAAAAACCTTCCAAACAACCGGATTGTTGATAATCAGTACAAAAAGATGGTTGATCAGAAAACCAATTATCTTCTTGGACAACCTTTGACATTTCAGTCAGACAATGATGCTTATGCAAAGATTGTGAAGCAGATCTTCAATAAGAAGTTTCAAAGGACACTGAAGTCTGTTGGTGAAGATTCTTTGAATTGTGGCATTGCTTGGTTGTTTGTTTACTATGATGACAAGGGAAATCTTGCATTCAAAAGAATCAAACCTTTTGAAGTCATTCCCGGATGGCATGATTCTGAACATACACAGCTTGATTATGCAATCAGGGTCTATGAAGTTATAGTGTATGAAGGAAAAACAGAAAAGGTGGTTGAAAAGGTTGAAGTCTATGATGACAAGGGTGTGAACTATTTTGAACTTGATGGTGGAACACTAAAACCTTGTGAACCATTCTTTCAGAACTACATCACTGTTGTGAATGAAGATGGCACTGAAGACGGATTCAATTGGACAAGGATTCCTTTGATTCCGTTTAAGTATAACAGCAAGGAAATTCCACTGATCAAAATGGTCAAGTCCTTGCAGGATGGTCTGAACTTGATTGAATCCAACTTCCAAAACAGCATGGAAGAAGACACCAGGAACACAATCCTTGTTCTGATGAACTATGATGGTGAAAATCTTGGTGAATTCAGAAAGAATCTTGCACAGTATGGTGCAGTCAAGGTCAGAACTGTTGATGGTGCAGGCGGTGACCTAAAAACACTTCAGGTTGAAGTCAATTCTGAAAATTACAAGGCAATCCTTGAAATTTTCAAGAAAGCAATCATTGAAAATGCAATGGGATATGATGCAAAGGATGACAGGCTTGCAGGAAATCCTAATCAGATGAATATTCAGTCCATGTATTCAGACATTGACCTGGATGCAAACAACATGGAAACGGAATATCAGGCATCATTTGAAGATCTTCTTTGGTTTGTTGACAATCACCTTGCAAATACCGGTCAGGGTGACTATGAAGACACAGATGTGGATGTCATCTTCAACAGGGATATGCTTCTGAATGAAAGTGAAGTCATCACCAATTGTTCCAATTCTGTTGGGATTCTTTCTGATGAAACTGTTGTTTCAATGCATCCTTGGGTGGATGATCCACAAGCAGAACTTGAAAGGATTAAGAAGGAAAAGGAAGAAAACATGGAACAGTTTGGTTTCAATCCTGCACTTCAGAATCCACAAGGAAATCCACAGAACCCTGATGAAGGGAATGAAGGAAAAGAAGGTGCAGGTGATGACTGATGGCAAAGAAAACAAGAAGGTCACAGTCATACTGGAAGAAGCGGTTTGAACAGCTTGAACAGGCATCACACAATTATGGTCAACAGACCTATGCTGAAATAGAATCTGCTTTTACTGCTGCCCAAAGAAGCATTCAGTCAGAAATTCAAACCTGGTATGCAAGATTTGCAGTGAATAACAATGTCACCCTTGCTGAAGCAAGAAGGATGTTGTCTACAAGGGAACTTGCTGAACTGAAGTGGGATGTCAACCAGTACATTGAAGCAGGAAGACTTCATGGAACAGATCCTGTTTGGATGAAGCAGCTTGAAAATGCTTCTGCAAGATTCCACATTTCAAGACTTGAAGCACTGCAACTTCGTACACAGCAGGCACTTGAAGTTGCTTTTGGGAATGAACTTGATGCAGTGGACAGGATGACCCGGAAGGTTTTCACTGAAGACTACTATCACAGCATCTTTGAAGTGCAAAAAGGTTTCAATATAGGTTGGGAAATCGGTCAGATTGATGATAGGGAACTGGACAAGGTTGTCAAGAAGCCTTGGTCAACTGATGGAAAGAACTTTTCTGACCGGATATGGTCAAGGAAGACACAGATGGTCAATCAGCTTCATCAGGAACTGACAAAAACCCTGATCCAGGGGAAAGCACCTGATGCAGCTATTGAACACATGATGAAATATGTGGATAAGTCGGTGAAGAATGCAAAACATGCAGCTTCCACACTTGTGATGACTGAACAGGCATATTTCCACAGTGTGTCACAAGAAGAAGCATTCAGGGAACTGGATGTGGAAGAATTTGAAGTTGTGGCAACACTGGACAGTCACACATCAGAAATCTGTCAGGAAATGGATGGAAAGCATTTCCTAATGAAGGACTATGAACCAGGTGTGACTGCACCACCCTTTCATCCCAATTGCAGGTCTGTCACAGCACCATACTTTGATGATGAATGGTCAGTTGGTGAAAGGGCAGCAAGGGGTGAAGATGGAAAAACCTATTATGTACCTGACAGCATGAAATATCCTGAATGGAAGGAATCAAT